AATATTGTCAAAATTATTTGAATAAAACAAACCGAATACGCCAGTTGATTGGTCAGAGATTGAACTGATATTGAATGAATCTCGATTGACATTGTTTATTTGGTCATACCTTGCCCAACACTTCGCCAACCCCTGTTCTAATTTAGCAGTAGCACTAGCACCAACAGTCACGGTGATGTCGTTTGCGGTGGTCTTGCCTGTGAGTGTGTCTACTTTTATCTCACTCATTTTTTTACCTCGTTAGCGTAAGTAATACTCTGAATGGGTCTCTTGCGCTGCCATTAGCGTATTGTGAAGAAACCCTCAAAGATGTTGTAAGTTGGGCCGCATCAAGCGCATATCCTGACAAGTTCTGCAACGAACCAGCATTACTACCGTCATACGACTGTGCCATTCCGCCACCAGCATAATTTACATCAACCATTGCAGTCGAAAAGTTAATAGTGTAATCGCCAGTTCCATTGTCCGAAATAGATGAAACGCCTTCGCTTCCACGAATTGCTACAGTGTTTTGACCATTAAAATTTATCCATACTTTTGCTGCGTATTGACCAGTCAGCGTGGCAGGACTTGTGCCATCGCTGCCTGTGATTGTGTCTGCTCTTAACTCGCTCATGCCACCACCAGATTACCGCCGGTTGTTACCGTCAGTGTTACCCCTGTTGCAATTGTCAATGGCCCAGCAGCCAGTGCATTTTCATCTGCGTCAATGGTTGTGTTGGTGTCTAGCTGTTGCTGATGGACACGGAAGATGTCGCCACCCCCAGAGTTAATCTCACCATTCTCACCTTTGAATGTGCCACCACCGCCGCCGCCAGTAGATGTTACAAGGGCTTTGCCTTGAAAGTTCACATAGAAATCATCTGTAGCAACAATGCTGCCTGTCATAGACAAGCTAGTGCCACTTACAGTGTACGCAACTGTAGGTTCCTGACGGACATTGTTTACAAAAACCTCTATCTCAGCAGCGTTACCTACGGGATGGTCTAGCGTAAAAGATGTGCCAGTGCCACCAGTCAAGTCCTGATAGGCCATTGCTGTGGTTTGTACTGCCGGTGATAACCCAAGGTATGCCATTGGCTAATCCTTATGTAATATCTAGGTGACTGAGAACAACGTCAGCAGACGATGCTGTATCGGATGTGACCTTAATAATATCCCCCGGCTCCATCACAACTTTCTGATCTCCGCCAATAACAACCAAGCTGCCGCCAACCGGGATCGGTGCGCTTTTCACAAGATATACACTGTCCTCTGCGCCGCTTGTGCGCCCAGACGCGTCAAGCTGCACATCTACTGCAATCTGGCTAGTAACGATGTTGGCTATGCTCATACCAATTACGGTAATCTCTGTTGATGCGCCACAGGTCAGCACACTTGCCGCCACTGTGCCTATGGCCGTATCTGTCTCTGATAAAAATGCGTTTGCCATTTTCCTATCCTAACGCTATTGCAAATGCTAATGCTGATGGGTCTGTTTCTGTTACGTCCTGAAACGACAGAGTGCCGCTGCCGTTTGTTGTAATCACCTGACCATTTGTACCATCAGCGTCAGGTAGCGTAAACGTCACATCAGAAGCCACGCTGGCCGGAGCCTGCAACTTAACTGAGTTGCTGTCGTCATCGTCTTGAAACTTCAAAACATCAACGCCGCTTGTCCCAGCCGAAAACTCTTTCAGGTGGCTGGCCAATTCGCGAAACGCATCGTTAACCTCAGAAGGCATCATAGCCTCGCTGGTGCGAACATTGCCAATCACCAAATTGTTCGCGGCTACGGCGTCATATTCTGTCAGTTTATCTCGTGCCATCTAAGCCTCCGCGCCGTAAAAGTCGCCCAAAGATAATGCCCCGCTAGCCGGAACCGAAGTGTTCCCAGCCACAGTTATTGAGCTATTGTTATAGCTGCTGCCGCCCACATATATTGTAATATTAGCCCAGCCAGCAGAACCGCCGCTGCCCACAACCCTAATAACTTGGCCAGCACTCACGGAAAGCGTGTTGGTTGCTGAAGTGGTTTGATTGCTACTCGCCGTTAAACTGTGCGACCGAACCTGACTGCCGTTAACATAGAAAGTTACTGTGGCCGTCTTTGTGGCGTTTTGTATAAAATAGGAAGCGTAATAATTATAGGTGCCAGTCTTATTGACAGTGAAGTTTCTGTCCATAGTGATGTTGCTGCCGTTGTCGCCCCAAAGAGCTTGTGTGTATAAACGGCTGAAGGTGTTTATCTGGGGGTCGTAACCGCCGATGGCAGGGTATCTGGCGTTGGTTGAATTGCTGCCGCCGAGGCTAGATGCGGTGACAGCTTCTTGCGTTGTCGATGGCACAAGCGAGCCGCCACTGTAAAACTCAGACAGCGAGTGTGGCTGAGTGTCGCTAAACTCCGTGCCTAAGTCGCTTAGGCTTATAGCTCCAGACGCTTGCAAGGTCATTAGATAGTTCCATAAGCTGTTACGTTGCCAATTACAGTCAAGTCGCCAGCACTCGACAGCTTCATCGCGTCAGTGCCACTGTGAGTGAAAACCAAATTGTCAGAACCATCCATCGTGATAGTCCAGTTGCCAAAGTTTACTGCGCTCCCCCAACTTAGCACCCCAGCGCCATCAGTTTGCAGAACCTGATTTGCCGACCCCGCGCCGTCTGGCAGGGTGAGCGTGGTGGTTGTGGTCACTGATGTTGGGGCTTGGAGCTTGATGGAGTTCGTGTCGGTGTCGTCTTGCAGCTTTAATACGTCAACGCCGCTAGTGCCGTCTGAGAAGTCCTTTAGGTGCGCCATTATTTCGCGCCCCATATTGTTCAAGTCACTTGGCACCATTACACCTTCTGACAGATTGATTCCGTCGATGTCGGTGTTGCTGGCAGCGGTTGCGCTGTACTCAGAAATTTTAGTCTTTGGCATTTTGCTCTCCGTTAGGCCGTAACCTATTTATAGCACATAATCAGCGCACGCGCACCGCGCGGCCATCAGACATCTTGGCAAACGTGAACGGATCGCCAGCCGCATCAACCCCACTCTCATAGCCGATGACTTTGCCGCCAGCCGCCATATCTTCGATTGAGCCAGCTTGGGCAGAGCTAATGGGTGAAGGCACCTGCTGAGATAGTAGGCCGCCTGCTGCTGGCGCTCCATATCTGAGAGCCGCCCCCGGTGCCTTAATCATACCTCTTGCCAACTTACGACCCGGCGCGTTTCTGTATAATCCACTTAATAATATTGACGCTGGCACGCCAAAAGCGGTGCCGAGTGGGTCGCGTATGAGGTCTGACAAAGCTTGCCTTTCCGCTGTGCCGCTTGATGGAACGCTTGGGCCAATGACTTCGCGGGCTTGTCTAGCCGCTGCTTTGATTGGGTCGGTCGGTGTCTTCTTTTTCATTTGCCGCAAAAGCTGCGTCGGGCCGAACATGCCCGCCTTTGACAGTGCGCTTTCCTTGGCCTTTTCAATTGGGCGCATTTGGCTAAAGGCTTTGTTGATGTTTTGCAAGTCCGGCACGTCTGGGTTTTGGGCAGATATTTCAGCTCTTAAAGCATCTCTAAACTCTTTTACAGCTCTGCCAATTCTGCCTTCTTTGCCGCCCTTGTTAGCCGTTGAGAACACCTCAGATGTCAGGTCTGTCTCAACGTCTTTGAGGGTTCCTTTCGACAGTTTTCCGCCCGACACGTTTCTTTGCACCAAGTCCTTTATTATGTCGTTGAACTCTTTTGCGTCAGCCGGATTAAGCTGTCTTTTTGCGGCTATCTCTGCCGCCTTATTTGATAAACCTGAGGCATCAATTGATAGCTTTGGCACAACCTTGCTATAGGCTTCGCCGACCGCCTCAGAGGCGGCTTCGACCAAGTCTTCGCCCTCTAGGTTTTTTGGTAACTTAGCACCAATTGGCGCGACGGCAGTTTCGACCATATCGCGGTTAAACGCCTTCATCACGTTTTTCTGCTGGCCTTGGATCATTTCCTGAGCAAACGGCAGGGATATTTTTTCTTCAATAGATTTGGTTACGCCGCCCAAAGCCTGACCGGGTGTCAGGGGGTACCCCTTTTTCATCAAGGCGCGTGCGCCCTCTGTTATTTTAGGGCTTATAGCTTGACCGGCAGCCGCAGTTGCCAGTCCAAGCGGTGCGCCTATAGCTCCGCCAACAATTCTTTCCTCTGGGGTCTCTCCGGTTGCGGCTCCGTAAATGCCGCCGCCGATTGTTCCAGCAGCTTTCGTGCCTAGCTTTGCAGCCGCAGCGCCCGCACCGCCAGTTAGCAAGGAGCCTAATATCTCAAAACCGTATGCCTTAACTGGGTCTGTCTCTTTGAATTTAGCCAGTCCTTCGCGTATCTCATTGGCCGCATCTTCGTATGACTTGTCAGACGTAAACGCTTTGTAAGCGCCATATATTTCGTCTGAAAGGCCAAACGTCAGCCCCTGAGCAGCCGCACGGCCAATGTCAGCCGCAATGTCCATACCAGTTCTGTCGCCGGTTCTGGCCTCAATTTCCGCGTCTGATTTTGGTATAGCCATTATTGAACACTCTCTTTTGTCACAAATACAAACTTTTCGCCATTAAAGATGAGGTCGCCTACTTTAATTTCTTTGTTTTCGTATGCTTTTTTGTATGCTTCCTCAGCATCTGGATCACCACTTCTGAAGGTCTTAAAGAGTTTTCCTTGCTTCTCATCAGCCCATCTATCAAAACCTCTTAAAGTGCCATTTCCAAGGCTCTCGTCTGCCATATAGTCATCCATAAGCCTGCGGCGCTCTTTGTTAAACTCAATAACCTGCAACATGCCTCTTGCTATCTTCCTGTTACCAAGCGTCGTCCTGCTGAACATAGGCGCGGCTTGGGCAAACATTCTCATTTCATAATCAGATGTTGAGCCTGACCCAGCTACACGCATATTGGGAATAATCCTTGATATAGACCTTTGCAACAATTCCGCTGTGCTTAACTCATTGGCCTCAGCGTCACTTAGCAGATTAAACTCTTTTAGTAGCTGCTTTAATGGGATTAAAGCGTTTTCTATTCTGCCAGTTTCCGCACCTCCGGAAAGCAAACTGTCAATAACCTCAAGTTCGCTTTCAATAGTTCTGACATTTGCTATAGCCTCATCTGTTTTGCCTAGCTTTTTGAAAGCATATTCAGAGGAAAGTTTGTCATAAGCAAGCTGACCTTTTTGGTCAAATGAAACTGTCGTACCCGGCTTTGTTAGCGCGTCCCTTATGATTTTCTGCCCCTCTGGGCTTTGTGGGTCAATGCCTGCAAGAGCTAGATTTCTCATTAGGCTAGTTGTCTCAGGCCGCATAGCTTTGGCGTACTGAGCCTCAGCCAAGAGGCGGTCAATAACTGACTTTTGAGACGCCGCCTTCTGAGCCGCAATGCGATCCTCAGCGGCAGTATAAGCCTTTGTTCCGGCAGTACCCATACGCCCCAGAACCTGACCGAGCGATACCGGACGGTCTTGGTAGCCTGATGCCTCAAAGCCTGCGGCGGCAGCGCCTAACATGCCCTGCGTGCGTGGCTGCATTAGCTTTTGACCAAATGTCATTTCAGGCGCGGGCTGACCAGCCGCTGCTGTCGCAGGGGTAGGCAAGCCAACCTGACCGGCCTTTGGCGTAAGGCGTGAAGCCTGAGCGTTTCTTAAAACTTGCTGCATCAGCGGCGATAGCTGCTGGTTTGCCAGAATTGGCGACTGAGGTGGAGCAGGCCGAGGCAATGCCATTGGCGGGGTCATCCCCTGAGGCGTTTGATATGGGCGCGTAATGTTTGCCTGCGGCACAGGCGCTCTGCCCTGAAGCAGTCGGTTAAATCTGTCGTAAACGCTCATGCCCTAACCCCTAACCTAAAAGCCCAGCCAAAGCGCCAAGCCCAGCGCCCATACCGCCACCCATACCGGGTATCATTCCGGCAAGCTCTGCGCCGCCTAATGCGCCACTGAGTACGTTGCCTGCGGTGTTTCTGAACACTGGCTTGGTTGATTGCCCGCCAACAGTACCACCCTGAACGGCAGCCATATAGTTGGCCAAAGCCAATTGATCCTGATTCTGCTCAAAGTTATAGCGATCAATGTCTGCCTGCAATTCAGCCTGAGACTGAGCCTCACGCGCACCGCCGACACCGGCAAGTGTGTTCAGGTCAGCAAAGCCGAACTCACGCGCCTGCGGAGCCTGAGCGATAGCCGCTTGCTGCGCTTGAAGCGCCATAGGCGCTAACGCACCAGCCAATGCAGCCTGCTCGTATCCTGAGCCATAACGGCCAGCCTTTGAGGCTCTAGCGTCCATCTGCTCAACAACAGGGCGGAAGGCGGCGCTCATTAGTGGATTAGTACCCATCAGGTTTTGCATCACAACGTCTTGCGTCGCACCGATAAACGGCGATCCGCTTATTGCCTTTTGGCGGGTTCCGGCAAGCGCCATTTCGCTTTCAGGGCTAAACCCTACGGTTGTCTGACCGGGGTAGTAAGACGGTCGGTTCTGATAGATATTTTTAGCCTCAGATAAACCAAACTCTAAAAACGGTTGCGCGTATGCTGGTGCGCTAGTCGTCTGCGTGATTTGTCTGGTGTCTCCACCGCCGCCTTTACTCATCTCTCAAATCCTTTGTCAAAACCACCGACGTGGCGGTGTAATCTTTCAGTTGTCTTTGCCAGCCCTTGCGGCCGTTAATCTCCATCGCGTCACAGCCCTGCGCCTTAGCCCAAACTGCAATAGACTTCTCAGCCTCGACCAACTCATCTAAGTCACCGCCTGCAAGCCAGATTCGGCACACGGTTAGGCTGGGGTAGTCAACAACTTCGGTTATAATACACGACTTTTCCAGCGGATGTAACTGTGCCTCACCGATAGCCACGGCACCAAAAACATCTTCCATTGAGTGCGTGCCGCCAGAATATTCAAGTGCATCCGCAATCCACTTGTGGCACCTATCCCACTGGTCTTTTAGGCGATCCGTTCCGGCCAGCAATGTGCTACCCAATGATGACATAATCAGTCTCGCTAGAGTGTCCGTGGTTCTTTTGCGCCACTACAAAGCTGCCATTGTTTTTGGTCTTTATGTAGGGCGCGTGATCGTAATAATGAGTGGCGGTTGCAGACAGCAAAATAACGCTCTCCTTGCCAGCGCGGGGGTCTGTAACTGTAACGTCTGCGCCACCGGCGGGCAGCGTAAACGTACCAACGCTGTTTAGCTTGCCGTCAACCGTCCTGTTCAATACCTCAGCGACTTCGCGGGTGGTAGCGGTAATCGGGTTCAGCGTCCTGTGGTTTACGGTTTTGGTCATCTGCGGCCAATGCCTCTGGCTTCAATGTCCAATCCGATAACTTTTTCCCATCCATTAGACAACTCTATTTTAGCTCTATGGTATCTCCCCTGAGATCGCAAAGGCACAAAGCCATCTGCGTTTGGGGCTGTCGCCGCAGAATAAGAGTGCAGGGCGGCCTGAGTGTCTCTTGTTCCGATGGACACAGTTACGTCTCCATCTTCATAGTATGGGTAAGCTCTAGTGACAATTGAGTGTTTGCCCATACTTAATGGGGCTTCCCCTGTCTCAATCGTAGCCGCCATAGGCGCACCAGAAAATGTGTAAATCTTGTCGCCGTAAGCGCCGCCGAAGAAATACTGCCCGCCCTTAAATAGACGGCTATCTAGCTGGCTGGTTAGGCCGTCAACCGTGGCTGATAGATTACTAAGCCCCTCGACCGTGTACCCACTAGAGAAAAGCGGAGACAAAAGATCAGCCTCAATCTCTGCTAGAGACCATTTGTTCAAAACATAATTATACATGATAATTTTGTCGGGCTGGCCGGTCGGTGACTGCGTGCTGGTATAACTCCACATCGCCACTTCGTTTAGCGGGTCAACGTGAGATGACATCCGGTAATCATAGTTTGAGTCAAAGTCCTTTAGGAAAAACTCGTTCACGCGCTCTGAGCCGATAGGTGATGTTTTTTGCCCATCAAATGCGTAAAATCCGTCAGACGCCAAGAAGAACACAAGGTTCCCTGAGTTGCAGACAGAGCCACTAAAGGCGCAGCCCCTCTCAGAAACGACTTTGTCAAACTGCCAGATAAGTGGCGGGCCTGTGTATGTTGCGCGGTAAATCGCACGCTCAGTAAGAACCGTGCAATACTCGCCCCCGACCAATCCGGTGATTGCGCCTGAGTCTGGAAGGTCTTGAAAATCAGCCTGATCGACGCCGGGTGTCCAGCTTGTTATGTCGTTAAACCCTGACCATTGGCAACGGTACGGCACACGGCCAGAGCCGGTGTCCACGTTTGCAGTCCACACAAAATCACGAACAACAGCCACGAAATCTGCTTTTGGCGCGTTTGTTAGGTCAGCGAATGTGGCGCTTGCGCCAAGCTCAAATGATTGCAAAGTTTCACCGATTCCGCCGGAGCAAATCGCATAATCGCCAAATTGCACAAATCTCCACTTTTCACTGTCAGTCAACGTGTATCCGCCAACCTTGCTAATGTCGTCTAGGTTATTGGTGGACGAATTGTGCAGATAAAGTTTTGTGGCATCACCAGCAAATAATTTGGTGTTTGACGCAGAATCCTTTGCGGCAAAGATGCCTTTAATAGTTCCGGTCGCTGCATTTGAATACGACACAAACTCATTCATAGAATGATACCCCTTTAACGCTGGCAGCACGTTTGTTGCCACCGTAACGCCGGAGTTCATTATGTCAGCTTGATCTGGTAGCCATTCGCCCAATTCTATCACTGTCTTGCCCAAACCTCATTGCCCAAAGAAACATCTGTCCACACCTGTGAGCCTAAGGCCACATCTGACCAAACTTCTGCACCAGCCACCACATCCGTCCAGTCTTCCCCCAAAACCTTAGCCAACATAGAAGCTGACAGATTGTTTTTTGCCGCCCCGCCCATAGAGCGTGTGGCAGACGCCAGAGAAGAAACTGACACCGCAACATTTTCTGCGGCCTCAGCAAACCTTACAAGAGCCATTACGCCTGAGGCTGACAAAACTAAAGTTTCGTTGGCGGTTGCCAGCCTTATCGCAGACAAAGAACTTGACTGTGTGGCGGCAATATTGGCCGTCGCTGTAACCTGCCTAATAGGCTTCATAGAAGCCGTAACACCGGCAGCGCCCACGACAGACGCCTGCATAGCCAACTCTCTTACAACAGACATTGCGCCTGTTATAGAAACAGACGCCGAGCCATCAGTCACATGAAGCGTTACCTGATCTAACTGCTCTAAGTTAAGACCATAAACGTCAAGCGAGTCTAGCGACCCCCAAGAGTCTAATTGCTGTAGAGAGGCCACCGGCTAGTCCTAAGCCGCCGTGATATCTAGGTCGCCCGCGTTAACCTTTAAGATGTCACCTGTGTCTATAAGTTTGCCAGTGGAGAAAGCGCCGTGAATAAGCAGGTTTCCACCACTACTCGCATCAAACAAGCCAAAGTGTGTAACCGTACCCCAGCTTGCGCTCGCCGCTGAAAATTCTACAGCCGCCGTATTATCGGCGGTGCCAGAAACAGCCGCGTCAAAAGATATCGACTGGCGCGTGTAACCGTTGCCCGAAAGCTCAGTTCCGCTATTGTCATCATTAAACGATCCAGTGGATAGGCCAAGATAAACAGATGTGGGCATTGTGTATGCGCCGGTTCCAAGGATGTGGTCGAGAATTTCGTTCTCAAGATAGTCACTCATTGCAGACATAATTTAAGTCCCCGCTGCTTGCGATTGCCGTTGATATATGCTGCTGATTTGCAGCGAGCCTGTGCCGTAGTGAGCGCGTTGCTCATCTACTTTTATTTCTTCCATCGCCTTGTCAAACCTAGCCATATATTGCGCGGCGCGAGTTTCATCTAATAAAAATGCGTAAGCTTCGGCCAAAGCTCCATAAAGATAGGCGTCAGGAGATCGGATCAAAATATTGTTAGTTGGCGCGGCGGCGGTTAATGGGGCAACGCCACCAACGTAAATTATTTCAGCCGTATAGCTTGAATCAGGGATTGGGCGCAGCTTCATCTCTAAGCCAACAATACTAAAGCCCTGAGGCTTGCCCTGTCCGTTGGATGCGTATTGCTCATCAAGAGCCACAGGGCTGTAATATTTAAGCACAGTAAGAGGCGAGGTGTTTAACTTTACTTCTCTGATCTCTCTCATATCATTCGGCAAAAATATATATTCGTTGCCTGCCGTCAATGATGCGGTTGACCGCTTCTCTTGGCTGCGCGTCTCAAGCTCTCGGCTCATACGCCCTTCAGCCAACGTAATAAAGTCAGGAATTTGTGCGGTCAGGTCAGACCGAGCCAAGAAGTTGGCTATGGATGTCTGCAAATCTGTATAGGTCGCAATTGCCATTAGATGTTACCGCCGCCTGTTCTAAAGTCTCGGTTCTCGCTATTATTCAGCCAAGCCTTCCAGCCCTTTGGGTTTTGGGCAGGCGGGCCTAGTGTCTCTAGCAGGTGATTATACACGACATTTGGTATTTCCGCCACATGCTGTATATGACGCTGGGTGTTCACCGTTGCGTTGGCGCGGTAGTCGTTATTCATCTGCTTGTTCAACTTTATTAGCCCATCAAACCTCTGGGTCGTCTCAATGACATCAGTGCCATCAGATTGCTGATCCATAACCACCTCTTTGGCGGTGTGAGGGTCTGTGTATAAAACTCGTTTCATGTTTTTCCCTTATGAAAGAGAGGGGGCAGTTGCCCGCCCCCTCAGCTTTACTATGAACCGTTCAAGTCCATAATCATTGCGTGTGCCTTAGGGGCGGTCGGCTTCAATGCCCACTCTGACACCAGATGCGAAGTTTTTGCATCGCCGTCCTGAGACAGTTCCTGCTCAAGGAAATTACGTCCGTTGAGTGTGCAGATTGACACAAAGTTTGGATCAATCAAGAACACGCGGTCGTTTCCAAGTAGGCGAGACGGAACAGCTTGCACAGTACCGAAGTCGGTCAGGAACACTGATGTCGAACCAACGTAGCTGACTTCCTTAGCGGCAGTCATGTTTACGTCGTTGCTGACCAAGTTGCCAGTAGCTGACAGGTCTGAGAAGTTGGCACGGTTTGTGGCCGAGGCAACCATCAGCTCAGGTGAGCCGCCGTCTGTCCAAGCGTCCTGCATCCCATCTTCGATGAGTGCAAGTGTCAACGCCCGGTCGTCACCGCCAGTGATTGTGTCAGTTCCGTCGCCTGTGGCGAAGGCACCGGCAGTCGCACCGACTGAGCCGTTTGTGATCCAGCAGGTCAAAGACGCTGACTTGCGTGGGTCTGTTCCAGAACGTGCAACGTCTGTGTCACCGATTGCTTTTTCGATGTCTCTACGAAGCTCAAGTGCTTTTAACACCTTCTGATAATTATGTTCACGTTCCCGGCCTGCGGAATCGACGGCGTCCAGTGTGCCTGATGTAGCAAAAACCTTCTTACTGATCTGGTGATAGTTACCAATCCGTGAAGTTGGTGTCGCCGCAGCAGTTGCTGTGGTTGCACCTTCGTTGTGGTAGTTAGTAGCAGACGCAGCGGTCAGCTCCTGAACTTGCCACTCGACGAAAATGCCGTTTGAGGTTTCTTTTTTCACATTGGAAAAAATTGGAGTTTCTGCCGGATCAATCCGGTAGATGATGTCAGCGAGCTGTTCTTTTTCGCCCACTGCGTTTTGTGTTGTAAACACGGCCATTGTTTTATTCCTTCGGGTTATCTACCCATTAAGAGTTGTACAGCAGCGTCAACGGTGCCAGCCTTTTCAAACTGTTCACGCGCCTTCCGCTTTGAACGATTAGCAACTTCGCGCTTGGTTGCCGGTTGCCCTGCCTTGGCCATCTTCGGTGCTTGGCGAG